GGGGTCGAAGGTGATCTGCATCAGCGCACCACGATCGACAGCTCGTCCCGCCCGGTCGCCGGGCAGAAGCTGAGCGGCAGCTGGTAGTTCAGGATGCCATCGGTCTGGCCCTGGCTGATCTTGCCGATCTCGATGGCCGGGCCATTGATCTCGACGATGTTGCCGGCGGTCACGCCATGGACCAGCTCGAGCGCGCCACGGGTGCGGGCCAGCGCGCGCTGGAACCAGTTGATGGTGGCCAGATTGGTCGCCTCGACCACAGCCTGCCCGGTGGTGCGGCGATCCGAGATGATCACCGATTCCGAGCCGATCTGGAAGCGGGGCGTGACCGTGTTGCCCAGATCGATGGTCAGGTTCTCGGCAACCGAGGCCCAGCCGTGCAGGCTCAGCGTGGTGTTGGCCGAGGAGCATTCCAGCGGCGTCGTCCAGCCCGCGAGCGAGGTCTGCGTCAGGGCCGCATCGGTGATCGTGCCCAGGAGGCCGGTCAGGATGAAGCGATAATGCGGGATGCCCTTCGGCGCGAAGGTCAGCTGCATATTGCCAAGCGCGCCCAGCAGGACGTGACGCACGCCGTCCATCTCGAAATGGATCGTGCCGCTGTCGACGTCATCCTCGACGATCGTATAGGTGGTGTCGGTCCCGGCGGTGACGGTTTCGGCGAAACCACAGATCCGCAGCAGATCGCCATAAAGCGGCGCGGTCCCGGCCGCGCCGGCGCCAGCAACCTCGACATCGAATTCCAGCCGCGCATGCTTGCCGGCAAGGATGATGCCCTGGTTGCCCAGATAGGGCAGATAGAGATCGCGGTTGACCTCTTCGGCTTCCAGCGGCGTGAAGCTGACATTGGTGCCGATGACGGCATTGGCGGCGGTGATCGCCGCCGCGGTGGCATAGGTCGCTTCCACCCCACAAAGGATGGCGAGCTTGCGGAAAAGACGCGCCATTAGCGGCCTCCCTTCTTGGGTTTGGTGGTGGGTGCGGGCGGGGCAGTGTCTTCAGCCGGCGCGGCGGCTTTGAGGGGCGTCGGGATCTCGGCCGACCCTTGTGCTGTCCGGCGGGACAGCTGGCCGGTCTCGGGATCGCGGTCATAGCGGCCGCCGGATTTCGGGTGGTCGGTCATGGTCATGCTCCTGTCAGGAAACGGGCGGTTTCCCAGGTCTGGACGTAAATGCTGACACCCTTCTCGATGGGCGAGCTTTCGCCGCTTACCAGCGCGCAGGGTGAGATCGCGCCGGCCGGCTCCCAGCCGGCAAGTGCGGCCTCGATCCGGCGGACGTGACCGTCAAACTGGACCGCGCGCTCGGCGCCCATCAGGTTGTCGTAATGGCGGATCACCACGCCTGTCAGAAACTGCAGGGCGACACGCTGACGGTGCCCGCCGGTCGCAAGGCTCTGCGCGCTTGCCTGCTCGCGAAACGGCACGACGATGACCGAGCCGCTCTCGACCTGACCGGCATAGTTGCTCAGCTCGTCGATATCCTCGACCAGCACGACATCGGGCGTTTCAGCGGGCAACAGCTCACTGCGCAGGCGGGTGACGATCGCAGTCAGCATCAGCGCCACCCCCGCAGCTTGTCCTCGGTAAAGGCCTGCGGCGGATGCGCGGCCATGACCGTGCCGGAGGCTTGCGAGGGCGGGGTCGCGCCTGCTTCAACCGGCAGGGCGATCAGGCCGCGCGAGACATCCTTCAGCGCCGCGACCGCCTCCTTGTAGTCCTGCGCCACATGGTCCGGGGCGCCATTGCGATGCAGGACATAGCGCGCGATCGACACCGCCCAGGTGCGGACGAGGGCCGGAACCGATGGCAGCGGCACCGCGTATCTCGCGGCGACATAGCCGTTGATCAGGTTTTCGGCATCAGTCAGCGCGGCAAGGATGACGTCGGGATCGGCGGTGCCGTCACGATCACGGTCGGCGATCTGGCGGATTTCCACCTCGCCGGCGCGCTCGATCAGATCGTCCAGAGTGGCATAGGGCATGGATCAGCCCGCCAGCATGGTGACGGCCGGGCGGCCGAGAAAGCCACGGCAGCGCGCCCCGGCCGAGCGGCGGTCATTCAGCGCGGTCGCCGACATGTCGCGGCTGCGTCGGGCAGGACCGGCAAGGGCCGAAAGGGTGCTGACAGCGTGGCGCAGGCAAAACGGAAGATGATGCCACACAAAGGGGATCAGCCCCAGAAACAGGTTGCGCGTCGTGGAAAACATGACCTCAGCCCTCCGCGCCGGACTGCGAAAGCGTCTCGCGCAGCAGGTATCCCTCGAAGGGCCAGATCTTGCGGATGGCATCGGCCCGCGCGAGCTGACGGCCATAGTCCGCGTCAAAGTTCGCCAGATCGGCCGGCGCAGCCTCGCCGATGACCGCAAAACCGTTCCGCAACCGCAGGACACACAGCGTCATGTGCGGGACCGACGGCGGGTTGATGAATTCCTGGCTCAGGATATTCGCCTCGATGGCGGGCGCGGTCACAGTGTTCTGCATGGTCTGGGCGGTCATCTGATGATCCTGTGGCTTGGGGTGTTGACCAGGGCGAGTTGCCGCCCTGGCCATGGCGCCGTTTCCGGCGCAACAGGGCTGGGGAGGAGGATCAGCCCTGTTTCGCCCCGCCGCCCTTCTTCGGAGCGGGTTTCGGGGTGACGGGGGCGGCCGAGGCCTCGACAGGTGCGGCTTTCAGCGTGGCGATCTCGCCTTGCGCATCGTGCAGTTCGGCCTCAAGGGCCATGATGCGGGCATGCTGACGACTGACCTCGGCCTCGGCATCCGTGGCGCGGATCCGCGCGGCGTCGCGATCGGCAACGATCTCCGCATGCGCCGCATCGACCGCAGCCGCAACGGCCGCATCGGCCAGAACCTTTGCCATCGCACCGACGGCCTCGTCAAAGCTGGGTATGCCGGGCGCAAGGTCGGCAACATGCCGGTCCTCGCTGTTTGCGACGACACCCGCCGAAACCAGATCGCGAAGCTGATCGGTCGTGACGTCGACCATGTCGTCGGGCTTGCGCCAATTGCCGTCGATCTTGGCCGGGCCGATCAGGCGGATCGAGATACGATCTTCCATCGCTCCCCCTTACGCCGCGCCGGCGTTCTGGAAGAGGAAACCGGCGTCGGCGCCAACCAGAAGCGGCTTGCGGTCGATGGTCGTCGGATGGATCCACGACCGGGTGCCCAAGTCCCATTGCGCCTGTTCGACCAGCGGGGATGCCTCCAGCTCATAGGTGTAACCGTAGCTGGGCTCCCCGAAATCCTCGCTGCCTTCGGCGACATAGGACAAGATCGCGTCGTCGCCCCACACATTGATGGCCGGTGCGTCATCGTTAGCATTTTCGGGCAAGTAGACGGCCTTGCCGACCAAGACCCGCTCGACTTCAAAATACGACGCCAGCATGGCCACCGTGATCGAACTGGACGAGGTGTACTTGAATTGCTCCTTGATCTTCGGATGGCGCTTCAGGGCCTTGAAGGCGGTAGGGCCCAAGGTCAGCGTGTTGGGATCCTGGCCAATCATGCGGCGCACGGCATCCTTGCCATTGTCGATGTCTTCATCCGGCGTCGAGGTGGGCGACGTCCAGCGATCACCGGCCGTAAGAGCCACCTGGTTGTTGGCATGGTAATTCGCCGGGAGGCGCGCCAGCTTGGCGGTATCGTACTCCAGATTGAGATCATGCTTCGACAGCAACCGGGAGATCGACAGCCGGCTCAGGTTGATGCCCGGCGCTTTGCTTGCCTCTTGCAGGAATTCACGGGGGACCTGCGCATCAAGAGCTTCTTGCTCCAGCGCGATCGTCTCGGCTGCATAACCGAAATTCACGCGGCTGACGGTGGCTCCGGGCGCGCGCTTGGTCCGGGCCATCCGGAAATCGTCTTTGCCAAAGCGCAGAACCGTCATTGACCGGTTGGGCACAGGCACGCGCGGAAAGATCAGATGGCTGATGAAGTTGGCGTTGCGATAGCCCCGGGCATGGGTGCTCAGAATGGGATCGACGACCCCAGCGGTGCGGACGTTGAGAGAGGACATTCGGGGGCTCCTTAGCGGATGAGAATATCGACGAATTCGCCGGCGGCGGCGCTCGTCAGGGCGGTGGCGAAAGCGTTCGCCGGGGTGGCGCCCGCGACCTGGACGCCGCCGCCGGCAGCGGAAACCAGCTTGGCGCCGACCGTGACGATGCCCGCAGCACGGACGCGCGCCCAGCCAATGGTCATGACGGCGGCATAGTCGCCCACCACGGTATTGGGGCTCCTTGCGACGCCGAGGACAGGCGCGTCGGCCGTGGTCACGGCCGCGCCGTCATAGCCGATCAGGCTCAGGGCCTCGAAAGTGCCGCTGGACTGGACGGTAACAGTCAGAATGTCATGATAATGCTGCATCTGCCTCTCCTTCAGGACACTGCGTCCACGGCCGCGCCATAGGACGTGCCGGGATGCGCTTTCTGGTAGGCCAGCGCCTTGTTGTGGATTTCCATCCGGACAGGATCGACTTCACGCCCACCGGCCGCGAAGGCCGCCGAACTGGCAGCTGCGCTTTCAGGCAGATCGGCCTCGCCGAAGCTGACGATCTTGGGCTGCGCCTCGAGGATTTCCTTCAGCGCGGCGATGGGGGTGATTTTGTCGGCGCCGGCGGCAAAGCTGACGGCGGCATGGCCTGGCAGCACATCCATGAGCGCCACGACCTTGTCCCTGGACGCGGGCAGAAGCTTGCCGTCCTGCACGAGGCTTTCGGCAAAGGCCGCATTGTCGGTATGGGTGATCGCCGCCTCACGATCGGCGATCCGCTTTTCGCGATCGGACAGTTCGGACTCGCGCGCGGCGAAGGCCGCATCGGCTTCCTTGGTCACAGGGGTCTCCTTTTGGGTCTCGGGAGGTTTCGGGGTGGGGGTCGGCCCGGGGGGCGCGGGGTTTTCGGCATAGGCGCGGAAGTCCGGGCCTTCGGCCTGGTCATCGAGCCATTCGATCTGCCAGGACGGCAGCGCGCGGTCCGCGTCCTCGAGGCTGAATTTCTCGATCAGAAGGTCGCGCAGCTTGCGAAACAGCGAGGCGCTTTCTTCCGCAGCACCGAACGCGACCTCGAAGGCCGCCCCCGAAGCCCCGGCGAAATGGGCGTTCTTGAGACCGGGCACGCCCGGGGCGGCCGCCCCGAGGAAGCCCAGATGCTTGGGATACCAGGTGCCCGGCACCGGATTGTGCCCCTGGCTCGGCCCGAAATAGGCCATCGAGACTTTCTTGAAGCGCCCGGCCTGCACGAGCTCGGCGAAGGTCGGCTCGACCTGATGGAGGTTTGCGAACAGCCGCTCGCGGTCGGCGTCATACTCGAAGCTCTCGACCCAGCCATAAGCCGGGGCATCGATGTCGGGATGACCCACGACGACCGGCGCCGGCGCGACCTCGGGATCATAGGCATCGGCGATCGCGCGCAGGTCGGCCGCCGAATAGGTGATCGGATCGCCCGCCATCGGCTTGAACGTGCCAGGGCGGAACACCTCGATCCGGGCGGTCAGGGTCTTGTCGGGCTGGGGCTTCGCGGTCATGGTCCATCCGGGTGTGGTTTCGGATGGTTCTAGCTGCCCCTGAAATGCAAAAATGTTGATTGCCACTGAGATTTGACCCGGCAACAGCGGAAATTGTCATTGAGAATTGACCCATGTGCAACCTTGCCCCGGCTTGAACCAGCTGGGG